TGGTCGTGGTGCTGGAGCGAAAACCCTTCGGAATCCTTGAGTACCAGATCGAGGGTCGAGCGATCTTCGGTAGCAGCAAGCAGGCCGACTTCCTGCGCAACTTCAAACCAGTATGACCCACAGATTTGCTGATGCCGCTTCTATGAGGCGGCATTGGAAATCCAACGGAGGAGGTGAGATGGGCAGATTTGAAAGTTTTCCGGAGCAACTGATGGCCTGCTTCATGCTGGGATTTCCAGTAGCGGGCCTGCTCTTGGGTGTCGTTCTCCTTGGTCTTGTCTGGCGAAAGGCCTGGGCCTGGATTGACGATGCGGAGGCCGGGCGCAACCCGGTTCTGGAGTTTATGGCGAGACTGCGTGGCTGGACGCCCTATACCACGGAGGGCAACGGCTACCAGTGGTGGAAAGATAAAAAAGACTCAACGCAAACGGAAGTTCTTCTGCCGTTTCTTGGATTGTTCTTTTTCTCCCCTCTCGCGGTCTTCCTCGCCATCAAACTTTACCCAGTCGTCATGGCTGCCATGACGCTGGCTGCAGTCGCTTTTGTGGCTCGGTTCGCCCGCCGGCACAAGAAACTGTTCGATAAGCACCTGAAAGATCCCGAAGCGCATAAATGACGGACCTTTTCACTGATGCCCATCCAGAGCGGTGGGCATTGGGAAAACAACCGAGGGCAAGAAGATGAATCTGACTGATCCAAAGCAAGACGAACGAATCCGCACTGCCCTGCGCAGCGCTGACAAGAAAGGCCGGCTGCAAGTTGTAGCAGCGGTAACCGGCATCGCCGGCGGTGTTGCCGAACTTCGCCGAATCATGAACAGCACCGAAGAGCTGGCGGTCATGGATCGCGGAATGCTCGCCATTCACCTGAACTGAACAACCAGCGCCAAAGCCAGCCTGGCTATAACTGCCCGATCCTCTCTATGAGAGCGCATCGGGGTGTGATTTGGAGTTTGCCTCGGCGGATCAGGGGCGCCCTGCGTGCGGGGTGGTGTCGGCTGGGTAGCGCTGCCGAAATCGACGTAATTCTTTTGGGTTCGAATCCCTACCAAATCACACCCCGATGCGGACGACCACCACACACCGCGCAAAGCGGCCCCCTGCATCACACCTATGAAGACCTACCACGATCCGTAGCCAGTAGCTGGATCGTGCGCAGATGGCTCCCTGCTGATTCAGGTAGCCGTCTGGTTTCACAAATGCCTCTAGACCCCCTGGAGGTATTTGGAAGCCAACGAATGGAGCAAGTCATGAGTGACATCAAATATACCGACGACGGAAAGAAGGTTCTTGTCGTTGGCAAACTGAACGCCCAACAAACCATCGTCCAAGAGATCTTCGTAAGCGCCGGGCAAGAAATCCCGAGCGGCGAAAACTTTGTGGTCAAGAGCCTGCACGATGCGCCGGCCGAGTCGTGGAAGGAAAAGAATCTACGCGAGCTTGAAGCTCGTTATGAGACGTCTCGCAAGAAGTGGGAATCAGAGATCGACCAGCAGGGTAGGCGCCTTTCGATGATCAAGGAAAAGGCAAAGCTCCATGCCGACGCCCTGTTCAAGTTCGTCGACAAGGCCGATTCAAAATCAATGCAGCTTTTGAAAAAGGTGATGTCTGGACAAATCACCCACATTTTTGTTTCTGGTTATTCGCCAGAAATCTACGAGTGGGAAGGTGGAAAGGGCGCCTACGACGTGGACAACTTCCACGACCGTGGGCGGATCGAAGGCATCAAGCTTATGTCTATTTATGGCTACTCGGATGGCGACCTTGAATATCGCCTGCACCAGTACCGAGACGGCAGCGGTGGAAGCGAACAGATCTGGCCGACTTGCAGCTACGAAGAGGCGCTGAAGCTTGCTCAGGCCGAATGTGATGAGCAGGCGTCCGTATATTTGAACGAAAAGAACAGATCTTTTTCGCTGGACAAGTGGCAGAAGATCGAAGGAATCGTAATCCCCGCTGGCGTCATCGAGAAATACGAAGCGCTGGCCGATGCGCAACGCCTTCAGCGTATCGAAAATCTCAAGAAGGAACTTGCAGGACTTGAGGCGAATGCACCGAAAAAGTCCAAGCCCTAACCCTCTCCTTGCACGTCAGCCAGACGAAAATTGGCCCGATCCTCTCCTTGGGGAGACTCGTATAGGGAGAGGTTGTATCGGAGTGGACGTTGTGACATGCCGGCGGTTGCCTTGCGGTGACTTAGCTTCAGCGTCCACCCCGATGCAGATGAGCGCCCAGGCTGATGGGCAATGAATGGACAGCGTGGCTGGTAATTGTGCCAGTGAACATGGCGAGGAATGGGTTTAAGAACCCCGCAACTCCTAAGTAAACCGCAACCCGGAGATCAGCACCGGGAATCTGCATCAAGGCGTTCGGTGCCATTAACCGACGGCGTGGGAAGCGTCGACAACTCAATCTCTGACAGCCGGAAAGACGGCACCCACCCTTCTCCGCCTCTACCCGTCAGCACTCCTCCCCCGCGCCCATCGGCAACCAGCGGGAGGCATGAGTGTTGACGAATACAGGTGAACAACCCGCCACCTTGGAGGCGACCATGAACGCAGCATTGAAGATATGCCAGGAGCGTTACGACGCTCAGTTGCCTCCAGAGATCAGCGAGGCGGACCCGGAACAGGAGTGGCTGGAGCATTCGGCTGAACAGTTGGTATGCGGTGTAGACATCACCTGGAGGCGGCGCCACGGCCGGCCACAGGTTGTCACGTTCGACCGGTACTGCACCTACCTGCAAGGCATCCTGAATCATCGTCAGGAAGAAGGCCTGGACGAGCGCGACTCGTTCGCCCGCCTGTTCCTATCATCGATCCTTGGCAGCCAAGCGGATTCACGCGCCCACGCTGCCGATCTGGTCGGCCAGCAACGCCCCATCGAAGCCGCTGAGCGGATCGCCATGGAACTGCTCAGGCCATACGCCGCCGACGCAGTAGCAGCAGAGCGAGAAGCGGCCGAAGACGACGTGGATGGTGACCTATGAGCGCCCACATCCTCATCGACGAAGCACTCGAAAGCCTCACGCATGCCGCCAGCACGGCGGACGAGGCGCTAATTGTTCAGCGGATGATCGCCCAGTTCTTGATTGACCAGGCGATTACCCTCAAGGAATTCGACCACTACTGCGCACGCCTCAACAAGGTCTCGCGCAAGGAGGCTGCATGACCACTTCGCCAGTAAAAACGATCGTCGACGAGCAGCTTGACGACATCGAGCGCCGCATTGCCATCCTTGGTTTCGGCCTTCCCTTCAATGAGCTGATCGGCCGCAAGCGGGAAGACCTGGTGCGTGACCTGCCGCAGCGCCTGGCGCCAACCATGAAGGGCGGTCGCATCGCGGTGAGGGTTCGGCCATGACGATGATTTGCGGCAATTGCAACCAGGCCGGCATTCGTTGGGTTGGCCCATTCAGTAACCTGACCCACACCGAATGCCCACACTGCGGTGGCACCAACTGCCAACTGGCTGACCAGTCAGATCAGGCGGAGGAGGAAGTTGAGTGCGGGTGCGGGCGCAAATCCGGCCCTCCGAACTTTGATGATGGTCGCTACTACTGCGGAAGCCAGTGGTGTATGCCATGACCGCCCACCAGCGCACCCGGCGCATGCTCATCTGGCGCGGCTCTTTCTCTGCCCTCGCCCTCTGCACCTTCCTAATGTTGCTCAGCGCTCTCGCTGATCGAATCACTCAATAACCAACACCTTCAATCGCTGCGAGCATCGCGGCAAGGAATCCCCATGTCCGCACAACAGCAAGTAATCACCATTGACGACATCAGCGCCGACAACGCGCCGGCCATTTATGTTGCTGGCGGCCTGGGCCAGTTCTTCGACGCGGTGAAAGCCGAAGTAACCAGCGAGGTTCCTGACCTCAAGACCGCCAAGGGCCGTGCGCGTATTGCCAGCCTGGCCGCAACTGTCAGCAAGTCCAAGACAGCGGTCGAGAAGCCGGGCCGCGACTACCTGAAGCGCCTCAAGGAAATGCCGAAGGTCGTCGAGGCCGAGTTGCGCGAGTTCGTCACCAAGATGGACAACCTGCGCGATGCTACCCGCAAGCCGCTGACGGACTGGGAGCAGGCAGAGATTGCCCGCACCGACAAACACGTCGACGGAATCCAGGCCATCAAGGATCTGGCCTTTTTCGAAGAGTCGCCGAGCGCCGCCAACGTCGCCCAGATCATCGCCGACCTGGAGCTGATCGCGATCAACGACACATGGGAAGAGTTCTTGGCCGAAGCCGCCCAGGTGAAGGATCAGACCCTGGCCAAGCTGCGCGGAATTCTGGCTGAGCGCACCCAGTACGAGGCTGAGCAGGCCGAGCTGATCAGGCTGCGGGCCGAGGCAGAAGCTCAGGCCCAGCGCGAGCGTGACGCCCAGATCGTCCGAGAAGCAGAAGAGCGTGCCCGCCGCGAAGCCGAGCAGCGCGCACAGGCCGAACGTGATGCCGCAGCCAAACGTGAAGCCGAAGCAAAAGCTGCCGCTGATCGCCGGGAGCTGGAGTTGAAACTTGCTGCCGAGCAGTCGGAGCGCGCCGCCGCCCAGGCTGCCCGGGAAAAGATCGAAGCCGAACAGCGGGCAGCTCAGCAAAAGATCGACGACGAGCGCAGGCACCAGCAGGCGCTGGAGCAAGCAGAGGCCGACCGAGCCGCCGCTGTCCGGCTTGCCGAACAAGAACGCATTGACTCGGAGCGTCGCCAAGCTGAAGCCGCAGAGCGAGCCAGGCTGGCAGAGATTGCCCGGGCAAATGCCGCTGCCGACGAAATCAATCGCCAGGCCGCTGCCCGTGAAGCCGACAAGGCGCACAAGGCAAAGATCAACCGTGCCGCGCTAGACGCATTTATCGCCGGCGGCATGACAGAGGAATGCGCCAAGCAGGCGATCACCCTGATCGCCCAGCGCAAGATTCCAGCAATCGCCATCACCTACTGAGGTCGTCATGAACGAGATTATCCAAATGCCGGCGCGCGAAAGTGCCGGCCTCACTGCCGCCGAGGTTCACCGTTTCTCGGCCGTGGAGATTCGCCAGCGCGTTAACCTAGTGCAAGAAGTGATGCACGGAATCATGAAGCGCGAGACGCACTACGGCACCATCCCAGGCACCCAAAAGCCAACGCTGTACAAGCCTGGTGCCGAGGTGCTTTGTGTAACCTTCAGGGTTGCGCAGGAATACCGCATCGAAGACCTGTCGGGCCCAGGCGTAGCGCGCTACCGGGTCACCTGCGTCGGACGCCATCAAATGACTGGCGTCGCTCTCGGCGAAGGCGTGGGCGAATGCTCGTCCAGCGAAGAGAAGTACAAGTGGCGCGGCGTCATCTGCAAAGCGGAATTGGACGCCACCCCAGAGAACCTGCGCCGGAAGAAGTATTACAAGAACGGCAACACCGCCGATCAGATCCGTACCGAGCCGGCAGACCTGGCCAACACCATCTTAAAGATGGCCTGCAAACGAGCCATGATCGCCATGACGCTCAACGTCACCGCAGCATCGGACATCTTCACGCAGGACATCGAAGACCTTCCCGAGGAGCTACGGCCACAGGAGCAAGCGCAGGCGCAAAGCCAAAAGGCCGCTCAAGTCCCTCATGACCCCGCGCTGTCCGCTCACTGGATTGCCCAGGCCGAAGCAGCAACCGCGCCCGACGCACTGACAGATGTTTGGAAGGCCGGTGTAGCGGTCATCAATGATGCCAAGGACACAACAGCCTACGACCTGTTCAAGGCGGCGGTGGTGGCGTGCGGAGTGAAGCTCAAGGCCGTCGAAGAAAACAAGCCAGAACGCGAAACTGCAGCAGACCCGCAGCCTGCCACCCCGGCCGACGAAGAAGTTGAATTTGAGGAGATCCCAGAATGATCATCGTGAATTGCGCGCAGGGCTCTGAAGAGTGGCACCAGGAACGAGCAGGCGTTATCACCGCCAGCATGTTTGGCGATGCACGGGCGAAGCTCAAGTCAGGACCGAACAAGGGTGAGCCAACCGCCAAGGCTCAGGATTACGCCTTCCGCCTGGCTGTAGAGCGAATCAGCGGCAAGCCGCTGGATGGTGGTTTTGAGACCTGGCAGATGCGCCGAGGGCATGAACTGGAACCCCAGGCCCGCATGGAGCATGAAGCTCAAACTGGTTTGATTGTCACCCAGGTCGGACTGGTCAAAACCGACGACGGCGCATTTGGCGCCAGTGCAGATGGCTTCATCGGCGAAGATGGCGGCTCGGAGTACAAGTGCTTCCTCGCCCCTGAAAAACTTCGGTCGTTCCACATCGACAATGACGCCAGCGAGATCATGGACCAGGTGCAGGGGTGCATGTGGATCACCGGTCGCAAGTGGTGGCACATCGGGATGTACTGTCCAGCCCTTGAATCGGTCGGACGCCAGTTGTGGTGGCAGGAATTCAAGCGCGACGACAACTACATCGACAAGCTTGAAGAGGAGCTTTGGGAGTTCAAGCTGCTGGTGGACGGGTATGAGGAGAAACTGCGGAGTAAAGCAGCATGATCAGCAACCACCTAGGCATGGTCGAGGCTCTTCGGCCAGCATCGAACGAACTGGCGGCAGCGGTCGAGCAGTTCCTGGCGGCTGGTGGGACCGTGGCGCAGTTGCCAAGCCCACCCAGCAACCCAGTCCCGCCGAAACGCTCCGCGAAGATCGATCCCGAAACTATCCTCAAGCGCCGCAAGCCTCCGATTTCAAGGGCCGAGCGCAACGAGCTGCGTAAACTCGCGGAGGCATTATGAGCAAGCGAAAGCCGCATAGCCTCAAAGCCCGTATTGAACGGTCCTGCCGCTCACTGCTGGCCTCCAACCACGTCGCGGTGGTCAACATCGACCCCAGTGGCCGCCAGGGCATGATCAATTACAAGTCGCTGAAGAACATCGCGCCGGGAAAGATTGGCCAGGCCGTCTGCGGCATTCCCCACCGGTGGACGATCTACCTCAGCGCGCTCTGCATCGACGCCCGCGGTGACCGGTACAGCAAGTCAGTGGAGGTAGCGCCCGATGGCGTCTACCTCTCCGACCACCTGGAGGACGTGATCGAGCATTGCTACAAGAAGCTGCGCGACGAGGCCAATCAAAGTCAGATGGTGGCTTCTGGATGGATTGCCATTCCCGAGTCGATGTCACTGGACGAGGCGCACGCAGCGCGGATCTTCGAAGCGGTCGGCGCCTGGCACCAGGTGAAGGTCGATTCATGCGCCGCATAGCCCGCATCCAGCAACGCAAACGTCAAACCTGGCTCGCACTGCCGGCCAGCGGAATAGAAGAGGTAGGCCATGGCTGCAACTCAACAGCAGCGATCTGCGAAGAGCGCAGCTAAACGCAAGGAGCGCGGAACGGAGGACCTCCGGCTTCGCGTGTGCAAGGGCGAGAAAGACTGGCTCCTGCAGTTGATGGAGTGGACGCAGGACACAGAGCAAGGCTCGGTAATGGCCGGCTGCCTGCGCCATGTTCACTCGCTTGGTCGTGAAGGCGCGATTGAGGCATTGCGAAGCCGCCACAAAATAGAAGTAAACGAAAACGTGGCGGCAGAACTCTACGCCATCGGCCAGCGCCAAGCATCACGGCTCGACGCCGAAGAAGCATAACCCACCCTACTCGCTGCATCCGGACCCCGGATGGCGGCGCTTACCCGGAGTAAACCCATGACCAAGCAAGCACAGCAAACAGTACTCGCCGCCGAACTCCCTGAGCGCGGCCAACCTCTGGCCGGCGGTGTGTTCGTAACCCGCTACTGGCTCAACGGCGTAGAGCGTGCCCTGATCCTTCTGCCTGACGAGCTCAACGGTGTCTGGGGCGAGTATGGCGTAAAGATCGAAGGCGCCGGCA